TGTTGGGTTAGAGATACGGCGATTCAATCAAGTGCTAGAGATTTAAATTATCAAAAAGCCTTCGTTAACGCTATTATAACCAGCAAGACAACAATGAATTCGCAAGTAAAAGGTCAACATGGCTACAAGAAAGACAATATCTTTGATAAAATGAGTGAAGCAGAAAAAATGTATGCCCAATATAAATGGATTATAAAGTGAGAAAATAAATGGCACCAAAAAATAGAAATGCAGGAAGAAACCCGGCGAACAGACAGTCAACATTATTTAAATCCCTGACGCGTCTTTTTTCGGGCCCAATTATCAACTATCGCTCCCAAACGGGGCGCAAGATCAGAAGGCAACATTTAGACAAGTTTTCTTCTCGATTTAAAACAGCATCAGGACAACAGTTCAAGAAGGCGCTCTACAACCCTCTGGATCAATTAGCTACGAATGCGATGCAAAACCAGCGCCGCGGCGAACGGTACGTTGATTTCGATCAGATGGAATATATGCCAGAAATTGCGTCTTCGCTCGATATTTATGCTGACGAAATGACCACGTATTCGAATCTGCGGCCCATGCTTAATATCAAATGCGCTAACGAAGAAATTAAAGCAGTTTTAGATATCTTGTATGATAGCATTCTAAACGTTCAATACAACCTTTTTGGCTGGAGCCGCACCATGTGCAAGTATGGAGACTTCTTTCTGTATTTAGACATCGATGAGAAGTTTGGAGTCCAATCAGTTATTGCTCTTCCTCCTCCAGAGATTGAAAGGCTCGAAGGCGAAGACTCGACCAATCCCAACTATGTCCAATACCAGTGGAACTCTGCGGGAATGACATTCGAGAACTGGCAGATTGCTCATTTTAGAATTTTGGGGAACGACAAGTACGCTCCATATGGAACTTCAATTTTAGAGCCTGCACGCCGAATCTGGAGACAGCTTGTGCTCATGGAAGATGCCATGATGGCGTATCGAATTGTCCGCTCGTCGGAAAGACGCCTCTTTAAGATCGACGTGGGTGCCATCCCCCCACAAGATGTAGAGCAATATATGGAAAAGATCGTAACCCAACTCAAGAGAAATCCAGTGATCGATTCAGATACCGGACACGTTGATCTGAGATACAATCCGATGTCCATAGAAGAAGATTATTTCATTCCCGTTCGCCCTGGTTCGGTGACTGACATTCAGAATCTCGCCGGCGGTCAAAATACGACAGCCATTGATGATGTAAAATATTTGCGTGATAAACTTTTCTCTGCTTTAAAAATTCCCCAATCGTATTTGGCGATGGGCGGAGAAGGCGGCGGCGAGGATAAGACGACCTTGGCGCAGAAAGATATTCGTTTCGCTCGCACCATCCAAAGGCTCCAGAGAGTGATTATCGCCGAACTAGAAAAGATCGGAATCATCCATCTTTATACTTTGGGTTTCCGCGGCGACGATTTATTATCCTTTAAATTGGCATTAAACAATCCATCAAAGATTGCCGAGCTTCAAGAGATCGAACACTGGAAGCAGAAGTTTGATATTGCTGCCTCAGCCACAGAGGGATACTTCTCTCGTCGGTGGGTTTCTGATCACATATTTGGAATGTCTCATGAGGAATTCATGCGCAACCAAAGAGAAATGTTCTACGATCGAAAACACGATGCATCGCTTCAACAGGTAGCCGAACAGGCTGCTGCCGGCGAAACCGCAGGTTCACTCGGCGGCGGCGATCTGGGAGGAGATCTTTCTGGCGCAGAGCCTGCTGCAGACATGGGAGCAGATATGGGCGGACCAGAAGAAATGCCCGCCGGCGCAGCCGACGCTCCCGATACAGGCGGCGGAGAAGAAGATTCGGCACTCTTGGCGGTGCCTCCTGGCTCGCGCAACGCACCTCGACTCACTCCGAATTCCAAAGGAAAGGCATATAGCCCAGTCAAAGATGATAAGCGTAACAGAGGCGCCCGAAGCCGGTCGTATGCATCAAAATATTCTGCCGAGAAGGCTAGCCCAACAATGCGAAATATTGTACCTGGAAGCGAAATTAATTCTTTAGCCAAGATAACTGGTCTCGCAAATGGTGTTTATGAAGAAAATACATCTATTTATTCTTTGAGGGAGCAAACTGAAGAGGGTAAACTTTTTCAGATCAACAACTCTATTCGTAATCTTTTAAGAGATCTAGAAGCCAACAAGGAACCACTAACGGAGCAACAAGATGAAAATTAAGCACAACAAGAAGCGCAACACTGCGTTTGTATATGAGTCAATTATAAGAGAAGGCACTGCCGCGATCCTAAAGGGCGACGATGAAACAAAGAACAAAGTTGTCGCATTGATCAAAAAGCATTTTCAATTCGGAAGTTTGTTGCGAAAAGATTTAGAATGTTTTCGTTCCTTATATGAGAATCAAAATATTGACAGGAACAATTCCGAGAAAATTCTAAAAGAAGCTAAATTAGAAAAAAGGCTAATAAAACCAGAAGCCTTATTTGAAAAGCAAAGCGATCTGATCCGCGATATTAACACCGCTCTAAGTCCGCAGCTGTTTAATAATTTTGTTCCCAACTACCGAACCCTCGCAACGATTTCACAAATCTTTGCAGACACCACAACGCCCAAGAATAGAGTAATTTTAGAAAACCAGGTCGTTAAGAACATGATGCAGCCTACCGCCGAGACACCTGCTGTTGCAATTGACAATGTTGTTTATGGGGCCTTTGTTTCAAAGTTTAATCAAAAGTACGAAGAGAAGCTCCTAAAAGAGCAGAAAGAATTGCTAAGTTATTATATTTCTTCATTTTCAGATAATTCCTTAGAACTTAAAACTTTTCTTAATGATGAAATTCACCGCCTTAAGACCAAGCTTAACGAAGCGCTGCAACTAGATGAAGTTAAAGGCGACAAAGACATGGTCATCAAAACACAAGATGTAATCGAACGCCTTGAGAGCTATGCATCCCAAGGGGTGAACGAGGCTGTGCTAAGAACAGTGCTGAAGACACAACAATTAACCAAGGAGATTTTTGACGATGGCAGTCGTAATTAAAGTTGGCGAAAAAGCGAACCAAAAGAAAGTTAGATTAGAATTAGACGCCCGAAAAAGTTTAAATGGCGACGTAATGATTTTTGATCATGGCGATATCGATATTGTTCTTTCTTCGATAAAGAATAAAGTAGTTATATTTCCCAAAGACGTTATGAATGATTTGGTTTATGGAGCCCAAAACCGACTCTTTACGCATTTAAAAAACCGCGGCATCATAATCCCAGAATCTATTCAGGCTGGATCATTCTTTGGGTCCATGGAAGCCATGCTAGAGAGTCCCGTCGAACAAGAGGTTAGTGCCCCAAAGCTCGCTCTTATCAATATTGCTGGATTTATAAATGAAGAGCGCCCATACTTCGAAAATACCGAAGCCATTATTTCAATGTATGATGACGAAATGTTACACCCAGACAAGGAAGACTCTACAGAATTGGGAGAAGTACCCCAGGCTGTAGAGAAGGGCTCGATCAACCCCAGCTACATTCGAGATCCTTATTCAATGAATTATATGTACACACTCTAAACAACGGAAAAATAATGGATTTAATATATTTTGTTTTAATCGCCTACGGGCTCACTCAAATTTTAGTTTATGGAAAGATTTTTGAAAGGATAAGACCGAAAGATGGAAAAGCCGGCGAACTTTTTGGTTGCTCAATGTGTGTGGGTTTTCACGTAGGGTGGTTTTTAATGCTACTTTCGCCGTTTACAGAACTACTTAACTTTGATATAACTGCTATAAATTTCTTTCTTTTAGGGTGGTTGTCTTCGGGAACTTCATACATATTTAATACTATATTCGGAGATGAGGGAATAAAATATGAACACAAATATTTGGACACAAAAGTCGATGCTACAGCCAGTAAGACATTGCTGTAAAGGATCTTAGCTATGGGTAAAGTACTTTTACGAGAATACTATGAACTTTGCGAGGGCGGAGTTTGTCAAGATCTATTGACCGAAGAAGAGAAAAGATTTGTCTCAAACGGCGGTATGATCTTAACAGGCAAGCTTCAAGAAGGCGGCGTTGTCAATGGCAACGGTAGAGTTTACCCGCCACAGATTCTAATGAGAGAGGTGAAAACCTATCAGAAACTCGTTAAAGAACGCCGAGCGCTGGGGGAATTAGATCATCCAGATGATTCGGTTATTAACCTTAAAAATGCATCTCACATGGTTACCTCTATTTGGATGGAAGATAATTCTGTCATGGGAAAGGTTCAAGTACTCAATACCCCGTCCGGAAAGATTCTTAAAGAATTAGTTGGTGACGGTGTCAAGCTTGGCATCTCTTCTCGTGGGATGGGTTCGGTGTCTGAATCGAAAGGTAACACAGTGGTGGAAGATGATTTTCAATTGATCTGTTTTGATTTTGTATCTGAGCCCTCAACCCCGGGCGCTTTTATGATGAAAGAAGCGAAAGAGTTAAAAAAACCCAACATTTTTAGCAAAGCAGACAAAATTAACAGACTACTTAATGACATTACAGGAGATTTTTCGGATGAGTAATTGCACCAAAGACCAAATTCAAGAGAAAATAGAGAGCTTAATTCATCATAGAATGCTGAATGATTCTATAATGGCAGAACATCGGCGCTTAGCAGAGAACCATCAAGACTTTCAAAGTTGTGTGATTTTAGAAATCGCAACTCAAATGGAGGGTCGCGATATCACCGCCGACATGCTTCAGGAGGGCTTCTGGGACTCGATTAAGAAATTTGCAGCTACGAACCCTTGGTCTGGTGGTGACGACGGCGAAGCCAAAGGTAAGCTGAAGGCAGCGTTAGAGAAGCATTCTGATAGTCTAATGGCTAAACAGTTTCAAGCGCTCGAACAAGACCTGCCGGACTGGCCAAATACGAAAGAAACGGAAGACTTCATCAAAGGGGTTACCGCACTAGCAGCAGTTTATGAATCAATTAAAAATGCTGCCACATCTGGAAAGTTAGATATCAAGATTGCGAATGAATTAATTGATGCTTATCGCGAATTTGTTCAAAATGCAAACAAGGAGCTAAAGTATAAGCACCGCTACTTTAATGAAAACGAAGATGGGGAAGCCGCGCCAGAAGAATTGAATGAGCGCGCCTTCACTAATTACAATCGCGTCATGCGGGTTCTCAAGAATTTGCAAATCGCAGATCCCTCTAGCGCCACTGGTACTAAAGCCACCATTAAGCAGCTTAAATGGCTCGGCAAAGTACAAGGTGGACTAGACAAGGAGATTCTGCGCGGGATCGAACACCTGACTCCCAAAGAGTTAGATATCCTGGGTAAAATCAACAGCACACTCCATCCCAAAACAGTTAAACCTGCAGCCGAAAAAGCCGCCACAATTGTAAAGAAGCTAGTCCCCGACAGTCCGCTGTGGGATCGCAGCGGCCACACAGGAGATAGTATGGATTTAGCTCGCGCATATGAACAAGGAATGTCGGACGCCCCAATCCAAACCATGGATAAATTTGGTCGCAAGATTAGCGATCTAGAGCCTGGCAAGCTTGGTAAGTGGGCAAAAGATGTTTCTAAAGCTACCCGTACGGGAGATATTGAAGGTTTGTCAAGTATACCCAAACTATACAGAAGCGCCGGGAGCGTTGGAAAACTATTGGGATGGCTTGGACCGGGAACGCTTCCGGGCTTGGCAGCAATTGGATTGCCAATGGTAGGCGCCGGCGCGCTAGCCGGACTCATTGCTAAACGCTACCTTGGCAAATCCCGGGAAGGAACATTAAAAAATGCTCTTAAGAATATCGAAAACATTACTCCCGACATGGTCCAATTGGCGCCCATCACTCCAGTCGCAGAACCTGAACAGCAGCCAGCCGCAGAACCTGAGCAACAGCAGGGCACCCCCGCTGCTCCTGATGCATCTGATCCTGCCTCAGCTGTACAGCCGGCAGATCAAGCTGGCTCATACCAGCAGCCAGATCTCGACAGTGATCGCGAAGAGGACGAAGACGAAAAGGCGGCGCGCCTCGCATCCTACGAGAAGATGCAAGAGAGACTAGATAGATGGAAAAAGATCGCAGGAATCATCAAGGGGTAATTCAATGGATGGATGGTCGAGCTTTGCCGATGACAAAAAATATACCGACAGCTGGAGGCAGTTCTTAACTGAATCTTCTGTTGCTGGTATTGATAGCGAAGTATATCCCGACTCTCTGACCAAAATGTTGACACCCATGGTAAACTTGGGAATCCTCACGCACGAAGAGAAGCAAGAACTAATTGACTATATGCTCCGCGCAACCGCAGAGGATAATATCGTGTTAGAGGCTATCGGAGAACCACAGCGCGCCCCGAGAACTTTCTCCGACACAAGCACTAACGGATTGAATGATTTAATTTCAGCGTTTGGTTTGAAGCCCGATGATCGCAAACGCCTCGAGGATGTGTTTGCCAGTTGGGCGCGCCTCAATACCGTTAATTTTGCTCCCGTGGAACCAAACGTAGGGCTTGACTCTAGCGAGCTTCCACCTCCTGCCACTCCGGAACGAGCCCGGATGCCGCTTCCTCCACCACGAATCGGACCATCGATTGATGACGAAGAAGAAAAGGTAACCACCACCCCGGAGCCTGAGCCGGAAACCGCAGAAATTTCAGTAGACAAAGCGGAGTGCGATGAGATTTTTGATGTGAAAGATCCAGCAATTCAAAAACTATTAGATCAGGCTGAAGCCGACAACACAATTAGAGGCAAGGTAGCTGAGATAGGTAGAGATTTTTCATTCTCGATGGATGCTGTGACACTGTCGTTACTCGGGGTGGCACTGATTCCGGGCGCCCAACCTGTCGCCACGGTAGCCGTGGGAACAGGGTACGCGTCGATGGTG